CCATTAGTTGACTGACATTGTAGCACTTCTCATCATTCTCCAATGTAAGACGCCGCCGAATATTGTCCGGAAGACTACGATATACAGAAATAATTGACTTGCTACGATTAGCCTTGCCACCATGAATATTGATAGCCGCATATGCACTCTGAGGCAAACCCATCTGATCAAATACCCAAGCATGATATTCCAATTCAGAAATTGAATTCTTTACTACATTGGCATTATCGCTGGATAGAACCGTAAATTGCCCAGGATGAGTAGTTACACGAATATCATTATCAGAAAATAGCTTACCAAGCTTTGCAAGCTTATTAACAAGAATAGCATCATCTTTAATCATCTGATTATTGAGTTCCCATAGGGTAAACAAATTAGATGAAAGACGAAATGAATGAATATTGAGTTCTACAAGCTTGGGAACGAGCTTGATATGTTGATCAACGTTATGATGATATGTAGAGCGGATACGTTGCTGCGAATACTTGCCAAGCTTACAAGCACCGAGTTGCAAGATCTTTTCCTCAATGATATTTTTATATACGACATTACCCGTGCGCTTGACTACGGGTTGAATGAATTGACAACACAAGCCCAACATATTAATATATTACCCGAATTTTGAGTTAATGTAAACTAATTCAAGAATTAAATTGAAATGGCTCTATAAATTTTTCTTCTACAGAAACTTTAACATCACCAATAAGAATATGAGCCAATTGAATAGCACCATTATTTTTTGAACCGCCCCAATTCAAATATAATCCAACCTCATCTGAACAAAAACTAAACCGATCCCCAGTCCGGAGATCAGTCGTCCAAACAAATGCTAAATTTTGGCGAATTCTCACCAATTGTCCCGGCTTAATCACCAGGGAAGATCATCCTCAGTAGATGGCTCCCACGATGAACCATCATCCCAACAACGAGCATAAGGACGCTCTACATCAGAATAACTCATTTCATCATCCACAGAATCAACACAATTAAGACATGGCTCCCAATGCCATTCACGTCCTCCATCATGAACCATAACCCGACCCTCACCAGAACACTCACGACAATAACTCATTTTATTATCCTTCCTTAATCAGTTCTGAACGCCACAAAGAAATCGGATCAGATGTTGAACAGTCTCAGAATTGTCCAAAGCACCAATCCGAACCGATCCCCATCGGGAATATACGTTGAAAATTTCGCCAGTTTCAACACAAACAAATCCAACGTCATCATCCTCATAACCCTTAGTGGGATCATAATAACCTTCCATGCGACCTTCCGGAAATTTCTTGAGAAGAGTGCTCTGAGAGAGTCCATCCACATAGGCAACAAGATGAGTTCCGTTGATATCAATCTTCTGGGCAACAAACGTAGGCAATTGTTTATTTCTCACTTTCTATATATACTATATCACACGGAAAAGATAATTTCAAGATATTTTAAGTTGTTGAAATTACAAGCGAATTGGGTCAATAACATTAGGATCGTTTTCTGGATAGATCAACCATCCTACGCATTCCTGCCAAAGCACCTTATAAGCCGTGTAATAGCCGGGAACCGATTGCTTAGACCCAATGCCACCTAAGAAAATAAAAACGTCGTGGTAGGCAATAAGACGGCGTTGCTCGTAAGGATATTGAAACGTCCACGGGCTTTTTGGTTGATCGTTAAATACAAATCCACGAACCCAACAATTTTGATATAACTTGCCGGGAGTCGGATTCCATCGCTTACGAGTCGCCGTCTTCATTCTCTAATTCATGTATTGAAACTGACGAATCAAAGGATTCGTAATCCACTTAGTATCGCCAGGAATATCTGAAAAAGCTACAAGATACTTTCGTTCATACTCAGATACGTCAATATCAATAACTTCAACCGTGTAATTCTTACCCATGACGTTCATCTGAATCTTATCGCCACGCCGAACCAACTTCTCAAGATCGCCAATCATATTCGTATCTCCTTTTCTATTAAACTAAATCAGTTTTCGGAAATGGCAAGAATCAAAATGTTGTCGGTGTTAAACTTTCCCAAAAATCTTTCTCGGGCATCACTAAAACTTTGAGCCATCACAGGAACCCAATACCGAACACCATTAAAGGAATAAATCACCGTGTAATTCTTCATATGGATTAAATATAACACATATTTTTTACAATTTCAAGCAAATAAAAAATCCCTGTAAATACCGAGACTTACAGGGATTCCACTTATCAGGAAGAAAAAAGGATTAATCAAGTAGAGAAGGTGGTGTTTCATCACCAGAAAGCTTATTTTGTGCCTCTAACATTTGTTCTTCAGCTTGTTTATTAAGAGTCTCAACCATACGATTATAACTCTCAACAAATTCTGGACATAATGTTAAAAATCTTTGATCCTCTGGATGTTTCTCAACTACTACAGATCTTAAATGATCTACAATGTTAGTTCCAGTAAGAAGAGAAAGTTGAACTAATTCTCTTACCATTGCAATAACGTTATCATCTAATTTATAAAATGTTCTATTAACTGTTTCTTCAGACATAATCATTCCTTTTGATTGATAGTCTAATAAAAATAACTCAAAAGGTATAATAGAAACAGATAAAATGTTAACACTAAACCTGGTATTGGATCTCTATCATCGTCCATTATGATCTCATATATTCTATGGCAAGACCCTCTTTCAATATTAAATCATTTAATGATTGAGTTTCTTGAGTAAAATTGATTGGATAAACTTCTACAAGCCAACGACCATATTTTTCTTGTCGCAATTGTTTACCATTATGACTACGTATTACAATTTGTCCATCAATTGAATTATTTTGTATCCAATTTTCTAAAAATTGTTTTGTTTGTAAACCCCGCTTTAATTCATCTGCATCTTTGGGTTTAGATATTTCTGGAGCATTAATTCCCCATAAACGAGCACGAACACTTTTAAAAATACCAAAGCCAAGATCAATCACTATATCAATGGTGTCTCCATCAATAATCCTATTAATCTTGGCTTTATAATAATATACTACGTTTTGCATCTGATAATACCTCGGCTATAAGTATCATCAGAATGTTCTATTATAATATAGAGGCAGCGATTAAACAACCACGTGCAACTGCGTGCAATGGGTCGGCAGCATGTCTAACTTGCTTAACAGCTACAGGGAATCCATTAGCTTCAAGCTTTCTGGCAAATGTATCAACAAAGCCCTTAGCTTGAGTTGTTCCACCACCTACTACTACCGGCAAAGGATCCTTAAACTTTGGAAGATCTTTATGATCAGCAAGAGCAGCAGAAAGTTGCTTTGTGGTATAATCAATTAAACGCTCATAATAAGCAGATACAGCGGCAAGAATTTGATTATCATGAGGTTGACCGATTGTAAAGTCTCCCTCTTCCTTTTCTGCCTGCACAATGCTGTCTGTTTGTCCTGTAGCGACCGCAGCCATACGATCAATCCAATCACCGCTCTTGGTGGTAGAAAAGGTCAATACAGGCTCACCATTAAGCATTACGCAGACGTTAACCATACCTGCACCCCATGATAGAGCAACACCGGTATAATCATCATTCTCAAGCTCTGAATAACAAAGAGCTTCAGCCTCATTAATGGCTCTTGGAGCATATCCAAGATCCGAAAGAACCTTCTTTACAACGTCCTCATGATAACCAACATCAAATTCATCATCCTCTTGATCAATTGGTTGAGCAGGAATACAGAATACAAGTTTTTCTCCTTGTTCTGCTGGAGTTCCTGCTACTTCTTTTAGAATGTAAGAAAGAACACGACGAGCATCTTTTTCCTTACTGGAAACTACGCCACGATACATGGGACGTTTAGCACTTTCATTACGTTCAACAGCCTTCTCAATTGCATCTTTACCGAGAATAACAAATGAACCGTCAGCATCTTTAACAAAGACTTTTCCTGCAAGACCCTTTTCAATCATTTTCATTGCAATTGGGGTTGCAGGTTTGATTACATAAAATGCATCACGAAAGTCTTTATATTCTACGGTGCCTTCCTCACCTTCGCTGGCTAAGACTACAAAGGATGTTCCTACATCTAAGCCTTTTCCTAATTTCGCCATCTTCTTGCTCCTTTTTCCTTTTGATTTTTCTGGTTTTTCTGTTGTAGTTGGCAATTTAAAACCCATTTATTTCTCTTTAGATTTTTTTAATGAAGCTAATTTATTAACATTTGAACTTAAATTTTCATCCTTGGATACAGTTGTTGTTGTTAATTCATCAAACTTCTTCTCAAGAGTATCAGTCTTAATTTCAGTTATAAACTTTCTATCATCAATTTCTATCTTACGCTTGATAATTTTTTCTTCTTTGGGTTTTTCTATTTGCGATAAAAAGGCTTTAGGTTTTTCATATACAACCGATTCTTCTTCTTGTCGCATTTGTTGATTGATTTGAATTGAAATGCCTTTTTGAATTTTAGCTATAAAATAACCCAATCCAAATACAATAAAATAACTCGCTACAATAAGAAAAATCATAAATTCCATAATCATTTATTGTTGATTTTGCTTCAATTTTTGTTCACGTTGCCATTTACTATAACAATCACTATGAACAACTATCTTTCCAGCTTTGATTTCCGCTTCAGAAACTTCTTGATCCATTAATAATCCACAAAGACGACAATTAACTCTAATCATTTTGTTTTCTTGGACGACCTCGTCTTTTTTTTTAACAGTTTCCTCAATCGCAACTTTTTCTGGTTCAACTTGCTGAGTTGATTGAACTAAAGCTTCAACTTTCTGTTGAGCAACTTGCCTACTCTCTTCAATCATTTTTCTCATTTTTTCTTTTTGAAATTCTTCATGTTCTGCTTTTGCACGATCAGCCATTATAGAATTCAACTTATAATAACCTTGCTCTTCTGATTTTTTTTCTTCAAAAGTTTTTTCTTTGACTTCTTGCACATCATCTGATGTTGCTACCGGTTCTGCATTTTCTACTTTTTGTGAACCACCATCCTTGTAAAGACCAAGTAAACCATAACCAACAATATCTTTCCAAGCATCTATTTTACCTTCATTAACCGGCAAATTACTCGCATTTCCTAAACGCTTAAGTTTATCAAAAATTCTTACTATACATAGAGCATCCGTATATGAATCTACTGGTATACCATTTGGATATAATAGTTTTAAAAAATCACCAGCTTGATCAAATGATGAACCATATGCAGCATTCTTTTCATCTACAAGATCACCAATCTTTTGAGCTAAATCAGAATATTTACCCATTTGTTCCTCTTTTTTCTAATTAAATATCATATCTCATAAGAATATATATTTATATGATATAAGAGGGGCAAAATATGTCATTTAATATACCAATTGAAAGCGATATTGATATAGTAATATCTGGTTCTACAATTAATATTCCAGCAGCCGTAACATCAAGTGGTGATGTTGGCATATTAAGACAAGCCGCTTCAAGAGATTTATTTATAACCGGTTCTGTTGGAATAACCAATTTTCCATTAACTCAAAGTGTTAGCGCCGTTAATTTTGATATCAGAGATTTAGATTATACTACAGATGATGTAACAGTTTATGGCAATAATGGTGTTGCACTTCAACAAGATGTAAATGATAAACTTATTGTTATAGATAGCGAAGTTTCAAGTTCAATAGTTGCTTCTCAAAACGTTCTTTCAAATAGTCTTGCTGCTATATTCAATGAATTAAATTCTGGCGATGTAGATATACGCAATTTAAATTCCGGTTCTGATAGTGTAACCGCTGCTCAAGGAACAAATCCTTGGACAGTAACTATGTCCGGTAGCGTTACAATATCTGGTTATGACGATAATCCCGGTCTTGATGCATTCGGTCGTCTAAGAGTTAGTAATCCAGTTACTCTCTTTGAAAGTAAACAAATATTTGATAACCAAGATTTATTCTGGTCTACAACCGCATCAAATGGTCAAATTGATTATATTCAAGATCAAGCTGCTACTCTTTTAACAGTTAGTGGAACTTCTGGCGCATTCGTTATTAAACAATCAAAACAACGTGTAAATTATCAACCAGGAAAATCTTTAGTTTTTATTGGAACATTCGTTTTTGGATCCCCAGTTTCAAATATCGTAAGAAGAATCGGTTATTATGACGATAAAAATGGCATCTTCTTTGAACAAAGCGGAAGTAATTTAAATTTCTGTTTGCGTTCTAACTACACAAGCACTCCAGTCACTACACAAGTAAGTCAAAGTGCTTGGAATTTAGATAAATTAGATGGTAGCGGTTCAAGCGGAATAACCCTTGATATAACAAAAGCACAAATTTGCTTTATCGATCTGGAATGGCTGGGAGTTGGCCGAGTCAGAGCCGGATTCGTTTTAAATGGATTACCAATATATGTTCATGAATTCAATAAAGCAAATACCTTAACCGGTGTTTATATGTCAATACCAAATCTCCCAGTAAGATATGAAATAAGGAGTTTAGCCGCCGGTTCATCAGCAACACTTACAGAAATATGTTCTACAGTTCTTTCTGAAGGTGGTTTTGAAATTATAGGAACATTACGATCCGCTAATCGTGGAACAAGTAGATTACTAAGCGCACCAGATGGAGTTTTTTGTCCCGTAATCAGTATTCGTCTTAAAACAAGTAATATCGGTGCAACAATCTATCCTACCGATATATCATTGGTTCCTACATCAGCAGATACCTTTCTTTGGGCACTTATATTAAATCCAACTGTTGCTGGAGTAGATACAGCATCTTGGATCAGTCTTACTCATTCTGCTATTGAATATGATATTTCAAGAACCGTAAGCAATACGTTAACAGGTGGAACTATTATTAAAAGCGGTTATGTTTCTGGTCAAGGTGTAACAGTTGGTGCTGCCACAATAGGAGATATAAAAAGTTCTCTATTGATTAGTGCAGATATCAATAACGTTCCAGATCAACTTGTATTAGCTGTTATGCATATCGGAGCCAGCACAATGAATTATTATGGTTCATTATCTTGGCGTGAAATATTCTAAAATAAAAAAGGCGGGGTAAAACCCGCCTTTTCAAATTCTAACTAATAGGGCATTATATCATCCTAATCCGCCAAAATCTCCATATCCTAAGCCCTTAAGACCATAATCAAGAATTTGTTGTTCAGAACCAGAAAATACATTAAGAGCTCCAGTAAGAACATAAAATTCTCGTCTGGGTATTGTTGTCAATCCAGCAACAACTTCATAAGTCACATTTCCACTATCTGAACGAACAAATATATCTGTAACCCTTAATCTACCACTATATGCACCACTCACAGGTAATGTAAAATAATTGGTTCCATTAACACCATTTTCTGTAAATCCAACTCTCAATATTCCATCGGTATTGTTTTTAACCGTTATCTCATTTGTTACAAATGGAAATTGAACATTAAATGGTGAAGTAGTAGCTACCGATTGAGTTACATATGGTAAACCACTCGCCATATACTCCGAAGTATTATTTGGGCCTGTTCTGTAATTAAATGTCATATCCGTTAAATATTAGTCTCATTCAAAAGGTTCTCGTATTAGTTTACATATCATTTAATGATATCATCAATAAGAATTGGTTGTATTAAATTTTTAATTGCTTTTGCATATTCTCTAATCTCCCATTGAGCATCTTCTTTAAGACGTTGATGAAGGAAAAATAGAATTGTTTGTAAAGAACATGTCCAAATACATTCTGAATATATATTCTGTGGCAAAAGCATACGAGCTTGTTCTTTAGCACCACCAGCACTTACAATTGCTTTATAATTTTGATATTGAAATTCACATACGTTTTTAAAAAAATCTATTGGATCTACACCACTTTCCAAAGCTTCAAGCTTTCCATAACTTCCTTGTTTATTGTCTTTTGATTGAATCCTTATTGCTTCAGGAATATAAAACTCTGGTTCAAATTCTACATATCTTCCGGATGCCTCATTCCATGAAGTATCTTGAATCTCAATTGAACCAATATTTTCATTTTCAAGCCATTGAGAACCTATTTGATATTTCCACCATTGACGAAAAACACAAAGTGGTGCTTTTATTCTAAAAGAAAAATAAGAATGACGCAACGTTGAAAAATGCTCATGTTCAATTAGAAATTTAATTAATTTTGCATCTCGTTCGGTTAATTCTTTTGCTTCTTTCAAAAAAGATACTCTTGCAGAGTTAACAACTTTCAACATTGGATGCGTTACCATTCCATCCATTAACTCAACATGACCTTTATCTAAAACATTTTCTTTGCGAAATAAAGTTTTTATATCAAATTCTTCTTTCATACATTTTCTCCATCCCAACCGGTCCAAGGAAGATCATCATCTTTTAGATTTGATTTCATTTGTAAAGCTAATTTATATCTTTCACCA